CATAGGTTGGGGGAAGGAAATTGTTAGTGTGGAATAGAGTGTAATAGGTGGAGGGGGTGTCATGTGGCAATCGTGGGGGTAGGGGTACGGCGGGGTCGCGTCACGCTCGTTTACACGCCCATGCCCCATCGATGCCAGTAGATGGATGACGTGCGCCACGCACTGACGTGATCCACGCACACGCACACACTGCACTACGCACTGCGCTTGTCAGTCTTCAACAGTCTGAGGTGTACGCCAAGCTCACGCTTCAACTGCTCTGCACTGACAGGCTTGGCTTCGGTCTCTGCCTTGTCGATGAACAACCCTGTGCTTTTGCCTAGTAGTTCAAGTGCTTTTAGTTTGGTTCCCTCTTGTTTGGCTGTTTTACTGTGTGCAACCAACTGCCTGAGAACGTATCGCTGGGTAGCGGCGCGATCCTCGGCGAGGTGTTCCGCTGTTTCCTCCAGTGCATCCCTCACCATCTCCGCAATGCGTGGGTCTCTGCTTAGCCTGTAAGCACTTGTCGTGATTGACCCGTCACTGCCTTGCGCATTTGGGTAGGCTTCCCTGTAAGCTTGTTTGTACGTCAGCCCTCTGATTAGCCCTTGAGCGAACATCAACTGCGATGGTGACAATGGTCTTACCCTTGTGTATGTCTCTGTACCTACAGGCTTGCCATCTCCCCTTAGTGTTGGTGCTTCTGCGTGAGCCGCCAACCGTTCCGCTTCGCTAAGTTCGCCCAGCCCTTCATCATTATCAATTTGATCAACTTCATCATCTTGATCGGCAACCTCAAGCGCCTTCAAGTACTCCTCTTTTGATATCTTTTGCATATTGATAACCCCCTCTCAATAACTCTTGCCTGTACAAAATCCCATGCTGGTAGTTTAAACAGTATTGTTCGCATTGTCCACAGGTTGTTATCTTGTCCACAAGTTGTTCCTGTGCATAACTCACCGATTTTGTGGACAACCTCAGCACCGCTGTGCATAACAACTTATCCACACTGGTCTTGACCTTATCCACATGGGTCTAGGATCGATTTAAACACCCCTAGAAGCGATTTTTATTTTTACCCTCACCTACCCCTTACCTTTTCATTTTCCCCGCCTTGCTGGTCGTTTTAAGCGTTTTAGAATACTTTCGTTATTTGCCTCATAAAAGTAAACCTTACGTATACAACCTCTTAGAAACAGCACCGACATATATAAATGCCTTGCAACCAGCCCCGCAGTTAATAACCCCAAGCTTTTGTCAGGTACTTCAGATAGTGTTTGACACTTGTTTAAACATCTGAGACATTACTAGTGCTTTCACTTCATTCATCACTAGGACTATCAACATGACCAAGTCACTCAAACAAGTTATCGAAACCCTGCTCTCCCAAGGTTTCACTAAACCCCAAGTGCTGGAGACCCTTGCCAATGAGTATTGGGTTGACCAATCTGTAACCCGTTTCCTCGCCTCTGTTTAAACCAACCAACCTGAAAGGTATCACCATGAAGACTCCCGCCTGCGCTCTGACTCCATTCAAGCTGTCCAACTACGCCACTGCCCAATTGGCAGTTGAACAAAGCCACTTCTTGGACAACCCGTCCTCTCACAACTGGAAGCAAACCATACGTGCCATGTTCGTTCACCAACAGGTGAAATATATTGTCAGCCGTGGCGGTCTGCTGGGTGCATATGAACTGTGCCAAGCCCTTGTCGACCTGCCCTTGGAAAAATGGGATGACGCTATCAGCGTTCATTCAACAGGGTCAACAGTGCAGGAAGCCTTGCAGGAATACGCTGTTTTTTAAGCTTAACTGACGAGCCGTGATGCGGCGAAACCCCAGCGATGGGGTCTTAAGCAAACCAACCGAAAGACCACTATGCGCAAACAAATGACTGCCCGATTCGCTGGACGCTGTGCCTTGTCAGGCGTACCCATTCGCAAGGGTGACTGGATCACTTACGACACCGTGACACGCAAGGCGTGGTTCACCGAGCATGATGACTGCCAAGTGTCGTTCAACGACTACACCAACCGCCGCCCCTACAACACCGAGTTTTTAGGTGCGCAACCCGCCCGTGCTGGGCAAGACTACTAACCCTTGAAAGATCCCATGACCTACACCGACTTGAACCGCATCGCCACTGACAAGGTCAGCCGCTACACCCTCGCCCAATGCGAGTACGCCATCGCCGATATCAGCACAACCCTTGCCCTGCATGATCGTGACCTTGGTCACCCCTACGTGGCAAAGCTTTACGCCGAACTGGATGCCGTGCGTGACCGCCGCATGGTATTGCAGTCCAAGACCCTGCGCACCCGCCGCTTGATCAAGTCTGCCCACGCATTGATCGATTCGCTGTGATCCCAGCGGTAAGCCCGACAGGGTTTACCAGTGGAATCCCCCACGAAACCAGTACTTTGAAAGGATCGAAATGACGTTTGTTCACCACTACACGGGCGAATGGGTGCGCAGTAATGCGGACACTTCAGCCACACGCACCGATGGGTACGTGCGTGAGTACAACTCCCTTGCGGAGATCGATAACGCCTTTGTGCGTTCCACGTTTGAGTGGATGATGGAAATTGGCGAGTTCGTCACTTCCAGCGGTTCGGATGTTTATCAAATTAGGGGGTAATCATGTACTACATTTTTATGAGCATAGCAAGCGCCGCATTCATTTTTGCTGGTGCATCCAACATTGACAGCGGGTATCTGTGGTCAGCCTTGTTGGCAGTTGGCGGATTCTTTTTTGGTCACGTGCTGACCGAAGCTTTAAACGAAAGGGGTTGAACATGAATCAATACACCGCAGTGGGCATCGCAGAGGGTTTCATTGATGCCGAATCAGAGGATCAATACCTTGAAGCTTGGCAGTACCTTGTCGATACAGGGCTTGCATGGCGCTTACAGGGCTGGTTTGGACGCACCGCCGCCGCCTTGATTGAACAGGGTCACATTAACGCACTGGAAAGGATTTAATCATGGGTCAATATCACAAAGTCTATAACTTGGACAAAAAAGAGCGCATCAACCCACACGCGATTGACAATGGCTTGAAGCTTTATGAGCAGGTGGGACACATTGGCAGTACCAGCACCGTGTTGTTTGCCTTGTTGGCAAACAGCAATGGACGTGGGGGCGGTGACTTTCCCCAGCATGAACTCATTGGACGCTGGGCAGGGGATCGAATCCTTATCCAAGGTGACTATGCAGAAAAGGGCGACAACGGCTACGTTGACCCCAAAAAACTGGAGGCGTTTAAAGACATCTCAGAAGACCTACTTGACCTGATGATCTCCATCAACTCACATTATTGATGCCGTGTAAACCAACTGCTAGTGATCTGTGATATACTTTCACTAGCATCAACCGAAAGCAAACACCATGACAACCTATCAAACCCGTGAAGAATGGCTACAAGCTGGGGTCAGCGAACTGCGCACCAGCTTTGACCTGAGTGGCAGACCCCTGCCCAAGCGCATACGTGTGGCTTGTGGTTTCCCCTTGAATGCCAAGCGCAGTAAGGCAATTGGCGAATGCTGGGCATCTGACAACAGCGCAGACAAGACCATTGAAATTTTGATCAGCCCAACCATCGCTGACCCCGTTGACGTGTTCGCTGTGCTGGTGCATGAACTCTGCCATGCCACTGCGGGTGCGATGAACCACGGCGTGAACTTCCAAAAGACCGCCACTGCCATGTTGCTTGAACCCACTGGTGACCCTGCCGCAAAAAATGCATGGAAGTCAACCCGTGGCACAAAAGAATTCGTCACTGCCTACGCTGACCTGATCGCAGGACTGGGTGAGTACCCGCATGGCGAACTGTCCTACTCTGACCGCAAAGTGCAGGGTACACGCATGATCAAAGCGTCATGCCCTGCCTGTGGGTACACAGTGCGACTCACCAACAAGTGGCTGACCTTTGGTCTGCCAATCTGCCCACAAGACGGCGAAACCTTTACTGTTTAAACGAAAGGATAACAATGACAACTGCAATCGATACAAAAAGAATGGCGATAGAAATTAGCCGCCTTGGTAGCCATGTTATACGTGGTGCGCACATGGCTGTCTTTGGCGCGAACAGCACCAGCATTGGCGACATGGCAGTGAACCTCGCTGGGGCGATTTCCCGTGGCGATACAACCTTGGCGGCGATCAAAGGCGCAACACCTATGATGGCTCCCATAACTGCGACAGCCCCTGTGGGGTCAAATGCCTCATCAGGTAATTCGACAGCATCGATCAAGGCGTTGGAGGCCACGTTGAACCAGTCGCACAGCACCGCGCTGGAAGCCCACACAATTGCGGTATCAGCCCAGCGGGGGTTGGGTGACCTTGCCTCACGGGTCAGCACTGTTGCCGACATGGCGCTGGAGATTGGCGACAAGCTGGTCAAGTTTGATCGATCAATCAATAAAAAGCTTGGCGAGGCAAAGGGCGAGGTTGATCCTGATGCCCTGCAATTGCAAGTCGCCAAAGCTGTCGCTGATACCTTTGCTCCGTTTAAACAGGCGGCGACTGCCGAGGTGATGACCGAAGTGGCTGACCTTGCGGGGGTCTATGCGGCTGAAGTCAAATCGGTGCGTGAAGTTTTTGGCGTAGACGTGCGTGACTCTAAGGGTGACATTGTCAACGTAGACATTTGGAATCACCCCAATGCCCCTGCGATTGATCCCAACTTCATTTGGACTGAGTCAATCCTCAAGCACTTGCTGTTGTCTCAGTCTACGGGTGAACACCTGTGGTTTGGCGGTGAAAAGGGTACGGGTAAGAGCGAGACAGCCCGACAGTTTGCCGCTCGCACGGGTCGCAATTACGTGCGCATCAACTTCCACAAGTACACCAGCGCAGAGGATTATTTGGGTGCGATTGGCTTGGTCAACGGGGAGACAGTGTTTCAGCCCAAGGATTTTTTGATGGCATACACCACGCCCAGCACCATCATCCTGTTGGATGAGGTGACCAACGCTGACGCTGGTGAACTTGCCCCGCTAAATGGTTTTCTTGAACCCAACAGCGCAGTGTCCTATGGCGGTGCTGTACGCCGCAAAGCCAACGGGGTGCTGGTGTTTGCCGCTGACAACACGCTGGGCAACGGCGATGACTCAGGTCGCTATGCTGGTACACGCACCATGAACAGCGCACTGGTTGACCGCTTTGCCCGTGTCGTTCACTTTGAATATCTGCCCTTGGTCAAAGAAGTCGAGGCAGTGGTGCGTCACACTGGTTGCACTGAAGAGGTAGCAAGGCACGTCCTCAAGGCGATCCATGTTGCCCGATCCAAGGTGACCACGGGCGATATCGTGGATGCCCCGTCAATCCGCTCAGTGATTGGCTTCATCCGAGCATTGGCAATGCTCAGTGTTCAAGAGGCGTGGCAGTCCGCTGTTGTCAGCCGTCAACCCGCTGAATCCCATGCCGCCTTGGCTGGAGTCTATGCATCTTGCATCGATCCAACCTACATCAATGACCACATTTAAGAGGAGCGTTTAAACATGAAAGCATTTTACAAAGGCTATGAAGTACGGGCGGCGGTCGAGTCCCTCGGCTACAAGGTCTGCTCTTATTTGAATCTGCGCAACGTCCGCATTGGATGGAGCGCCGTCATTCAAACCGCCTGTATCAACCAACGTGGCGTACTGTGGTTGGCTGATATCGCTGATGATGCAGTTGTTCCCCGCTCAGTGCTGGAAGACTATTGCGGGTATGTAATACACGAATTGTTGCACCGCAAGTACACCGACTTCAGTGTGCGTGGCGATACACCTTACCTTGCCCGTCTGCACAATGCAGTCGAGGATGTATGGATTGAGCGCATGGCAGTCAAAGCCAAGCTGACGGGCAACATTGAAGCCCTGCTTGCCAACCTGATCAACAACATGGTTGACAAAGCATTTGAGGCCAAGATTGACTGGGCTAACCCCTTGCAGTACCCGTTTGTGTTTGCCGCCTATGGTCGCCACTATGCCAAGCGTGTCCCGCTTGCGGATGGTCTGAAGCCCATCTTTGACAAGGCATCACTGATGGTTGACGATTGCAAGTCAAGCTTTGACACATTGGGCGTGGCTAAGTGGATCATGGATCAACTGAAAAGCTTGGATGATGAACAGAGCGAGGGTCAAGGCGATGGGTCTGAGACCGATCAGGACGGGCAGGAAGAGGGGGAAAACGGCGAGGGTAGGGGTCAGGGTCAAGGCGATGAAATTAGTACCTCTGAGGGCGATGGCGATGGCGAGGGAAGTGGCGAGGGCGAGGGTGCTGGTGACGGCGAAGAGGGCGAGGGCGTAGGCAAAGCCTCTGCACCCGATGAAGACTCTGACCCTGTCGAGGTCGAGCCTACCAACCAAGCGCCACAAGATGCCGCTGGATCGGGGTCTTACTGTGAGCAGTCGGGTACGTGCCAATCAGATGAACACGCCCATCCCCGAAGAAGCCCTGATCCCCGCTTCACCATCCTGCCAACTGTCCCAGCGAAACTGCGCTATGAAGTCAAGCGCCTGTTTGAAAACTCAGGCTTGTCTGAATTCCAGCGCAATCGCAAAGCAGGGTCGATCAATGTCCATGCCCTGCCCAGTGTGGCGATGGGCGGTGAGCGCCTGTTTAAACGTAGACAAGAGACTGAGGGTATCGACAGCGCAGTCGTCATTGTGCTGGACATATCGGGGTCTATGTTTGAAGACTACAACAACCCTGATGCGCAACGCATGACTGCCGCTATTCAAACAACCTCTGCGCTGTTGGATACGCTGACCCGTGCTGGTGTTGCCACTTGTGTGCTGACGTATGGTGACTACACCGCCGTGCTGAAGACTTGGGACATGAACTACAAAAAGTCTAACGACTTGATGACCCGCATTGAGACAGGCGGCGGGTCGAATGATTACTTTGCGATTCGATACGGGCATGGTTTGCTTTTGCAACGTA